CAACAGCATCGCAGAAGTGGACGGGCAACGCAATCGTAACGGATATAGAAGCTGTTACGAATGTGAAAGGTTTGGTGACTTACAAATATTCATTTATCGGGACAGGCACCCTGACGGTGCCAACAACTTAAGGGAAATGAGGGCTGAACGGAGACTAAAACATGAAAAAATTAATACTTGGTGGAATCTTTTCTTTTCTCTGTTGCAGCATAGCGCATGCCGCAATAGAAACATTTCTCTATGAATCTATCGAGGTTGGGACGAGCTCGGCCAAATCAGGGACATCGACAATTAACTCAAGCGTATATGATTCGTATCGTTCGATCAAAGCGCTCTATGCCGTTGAATCAAACAATGTGCGGTATAGGACAGATGGCACTGCCCCAACAACAACAGAGGGAATTTTACTATATGTTGGAGATATTCTACAAATTGAAGGCATAAAAAAGATTCGCAACTTCAAGGTGATTGGAACAATCGGTACGGCGACCATTAAAGCTCATTACGATGGGGAAAGTCAATGAAAAGATTTATACATTTTTACCTTTTAATTCTCTTATGGTTAGTAGTATTTACAACAAACCTACAAGCGTTTACTTACGAGAGGATCGGGGAATTCGGTTCTGTGTATTATCAGTTGCACAACGCGATCACACATACCGGAACTACAACCGCAACCTTGATTCATTCAAAAATTATCGAAGGTGGAAAATTAACCGAAAACGGAACGGTTGTCATTATTACCGGGTGGGAATATGATCAGAATGACGCAGATACAAAAACATGTGCAGTAATGGCAGGTGGTACGGTATTGACAACGATTAATGGCGCAAATAATAGATCATCGAGAGTATTTACCTCGTTGCATAATGTAAATTCTTACGCATCACAGATAGCTCCTCCGAGTGGAATTCAGGGATTTGGAAATTCAACGGCGACAATGCAGACATTATCAATTAATACACTACAGACATGGACGATTGACTGGTATGCAACACTAGCGGATGCCACTGATTCGGTTAAGTTACGGTTTGTGGAAATGTGGATATATCCATGACAAAACATTTATTTATATCATTCTTAATTTTTTTGTCGCTCCCCCCTATTTCATACGGCGATAGAATCTATAGAAGAGACGATATATCCCAATCATCGGTAATATATCGTGACCATACCCCAAAGACATTCACCGGCAATGCAAACCGGGTGCCCTGGTTTACCGTAATAATACCTGCATGGCGGTTAGATACAAACGCGATTATGGTCTGGTATGTCATGGCGACATCGGTAAGTATGGTGGGGGCTAGAGATTATTATGTGACGCTGAACGGTAATACAATATTTTCGTCAAGGGTATTTGCCAACAATCCGTTTAATCGCACCTATCAGTTCATCCATTTGGCGGATGCGTTTGCCTTGCAAGGCAATACCTTTGCGCATTCGGCTTCGTTTGGAAACCAAACTGCTGCCGATCCCACGTATTACACCACTGCGGACATCCGGCAGGGTCTGAATTTTGTGTTTGAAGTAGATTTAGCGAACGCATCGGATGATATAACAATTAATTCTATCGATGTTTGGCTTTACAAAAAAAAATAAGAGAGGTATAAATTATGCCAGCACTATCGGGCAAAGCAGGACACATATATACAAACTCTCTAGTCGTTGAGAATTGCAACGACTCGTGGAATGAACAGGTAATCGGCGGGGTAGCGCTCAGCACAACGACGGGGAAAGACGGTAATGCAGCGAGGGCAACAACGACAGGGGTTGGTATATCAATATTGATGTCAGAGGTTATATCTGTTGATCTATCGGCATACAAGACAATCATGGCATGGGTGCGGTCGTCGGTTTCAACTAGCGTTGGTGATTTGCAATTGTTACTGGATAATACGGCGAATTGTGCGAGTCCACTGGAAACCCTGAATGTACCGGCCTTACTAGCAAATACCTGGACGCGGGTATTACTTCACCTCAGTAATCCAGCCGCGTTAACCACTTTGATATCGGTTGGACTAAAGCAGGCCGTGGATCTGGCAGACGGGACATTTGACATCGATGATGTAAGTGCTCTCAAGTCTGTCTCTGGTATGAAGGCCTGGAATCTTAACTACAAAACAGCAACAGAGGATGCAACGGATTTTGATAGTGGCGGGGCTGAAGAACATCTTAGCACAATAACCGGATGGTCAGGGACGATAGAAGGTCACAAAAAAGATGTTCCGCTTTCAATAGGACAGCAGGCGTGGCTGTCCCTGTCGGAATCCACGACAGCAGGCCAGGCATGGAACGGACAGGCAATCATTACCGATGTTGAGCCGTCGGTTGATGCTAAAGGTCTTGTGGGATACAAATACAGTTTTATCGGCACGGGTGAATTACAGGTGTCATTATTATGACCGGTGCAATAGGCGTTATCGAGTCTCTTGATAACCGACAAATCGGAGGGCTGTTCTATTGGAGTGTCCAGGCGATTGTTGATCCTGTGCAAGGCAATCTCATGGGCTGGAATTGCAGGGCGAAGCAGTTTTGGTTTTTTGAATTGCCGGTTAAGAATGTGGCCGTTGTGAAATTGTACTGGGTTGAAAAGTGCGAGATGCTCCTGGCCGATACCGTGAAGGTCAGGTTTCCTGCTCCTTTACAGGAAATCGTATTAAACAAAATCAATAATCATGAACTGGAAATGGTGAAATATGAAAGAAATGAATAAAATAGCGGGTAATAGCGCACAGCTAACACTTGCTGGCAAAGAGTATACATTATCGCCATTAACGATCAGCGATATTGGAGAAATAGAGATATACGCAAAGGCAGAGCGGATCAAAGCCTTGTTATTCGTTAATCCAGGTCTTACCCTAAAAGAGCAAATAGACCTCATCAAGACACCGCTTACGCCAGAAGAGATTGAGTGCGTCACCTCCAGCATTCACGGCGCCATATACACCATCTGGCTGTCACTGAAGCATGTGCATAAAAAGATAACCATCAATCAAGTCAACGAGATGGTTACGAAGGACAATCTAAGAGATATACTTGGCCTCGTTGATGCATTCGCAACATCAAAAAACGAGCCAGCGCAAACCCAGACACAAACGCAGACGGAAAAGTCTTAAGTCACGAGCTTGAGTTTGCGCTGATCTCAAAGTATTACGGCTTGTCTGTGGCTGAAATCAAGGTAATGACGGTGTATCAATACCGTAGTTATCTTGAGAATATCATTGACGTAGAGAGATTATTGAACGGCAAACCAGCCAAAGAAGACGGCGGAGAAACAGAAACAGAGGAAGAAAAGACAACCGTTGAGGACCTGTTACAAATTTGTCGTGAAAACAAAATAAGAGTGCCAGGTTAGTAGGAAGACGCTTACGAAATACAAGATTGATGAGATCAAAGAATATAGGAGTGCACTACTATTAGTAGGTTAGGCGCGGCGTATGTAGAGATATCAGCGAACATTTCAAGGCTTGATACTGGCCTGAAAAGGGCAAAGGCCGATACCAACAGATTCCTGAAAGATGTTCACAAGGATATGGAGTCTTTGAATTTCATGCCGGTTATTAAAAATATCGGCATGATAGGCTGGCAATTCGCCCAGATTACCGCGCCCATTACAGCCGTCACCGGGGCATTGTTCGCACTCACCAAACACACCGCAAATGTTGGAGAATCACTCCTGAAACTCAAGGAGAAGACCGGCATCAGCATTGAGGAACTCTACAGCCTGAAAAAGCTGGCGGAGCTATCTGATATCGCGCTTGCAGATTTAGGAGTGAGCTTCAAAAATTTGTCTCAAAACATTATTGAGGCACGTACGGAAAACACCGAGATGAACCGGGTGTTTAAGGCATTGGAGATCGACACGACGCGTCCGCTTATCGAGGTGTTTACACAGCTTGCCAGGCGATTCAACGAATTTGCTGCTGGAGAGGAAAAGCTTGCCCTGGCAACAAAGATATTTGGCAAGAGTGGCCAGGAGCTAATATCCCTACTGAACGATATCGCTGAGAAAGGATTGGCGGTATCGAATGTCTTTACCGAGGACGCAGCCAGGGCGTCGGCCGAATTCAATGACAATCTCACAGAGTTGAAACAGATAGCCGAAGAGGTGGGCTTTGCCATAGGCAACAAACTCATGCCTGGGACGAGCAGTTTCTTGAAAAACATGCAATCCATCCGGGGCTTCTTCCTGCAATTCTTTCCCGAATTTCTTATCCCCCTCGAATATTTGAGAGACCTGGGCGATGCCGCATGGAATAAATATGTAAGGGGCATTCAAGAGGCAACTACTGCGACACAGGAATTCAAGGCAGCCACACAGGGCGCAACATCTGTTGATGACTTGCCTTTCAGCTTTGGCGGAGAGGCATTTCAACCCAAAAGGGCTGTGCCGGTTATTCCGGGGAAGGAAAAAAAGGATGATACCGTTCTCACGGCAAAGGCAATATCTGAAGCCTATTCGGACATGTATGAAGCCTTGCGTTTTGATACAGAACGGTATTACCAGTTCCAAAAAAGTCTGCTTGAACAAAGACGGGAAGAAGAAATAAAGGTTACTGGTGATGTTGCCCTTGCATGGGAGGCTTATTACGCACGGCTGAGGGAACTGGATGAGGCAAGAATGGAGCGGACAAACAGGATGACGGATGGCATACAATTGTTTTATGCAGATCTCCAGCGAAACGGTTTTACCGTAGCTCAAGGAACAAAGGAGATGTTTCAGGATGCCTATTCAGGGATGCAGCAATCTTTCTCTGGTTTTTTTAGCAGCGTAATGAGGGGAGAGAATTCCATCTTTGATTCATGGACGAATTTCGTGAATAGCATGAGGGATACTTTTATTAATGCCGTTGCTGATATGATGGCAAAATGGTTAATTTTTAAACTGGCTTCAGGTGCAGGCGGTGCGTTTCTTGGTGGATTTTTTGGCGGAGGCACTCCTGCCGCTGCAACCGATCCGTTTGCACCGATAAACGCCCCGCTCTTCCATAGCGGCGGTTTGGCCAGGGATGAGATGCCAGCAATCCTCCAGAAAGGCGAGAGGGTGTTGTCCAAGAACCAGAATAAAGATTTCGAAATGATGATGTCGAGAAACAATGCCGGACAACCGGTGATAATCAACATCAACACCATAGATGGGGAATCAACGGCACACTGGGTGAGCAAGAACCGCAATCTTTTTGCAACGGCTGTGATGTCGGCAAGCTCCAATAACCACCCGGTAAGAAGGAGATAAGATATGCCCACTACGTTTCCTTCAGTAAGTCCTTCTTTAAGCTTTTTCGAAATTCCAGAATTTAGCACACAGGTAATAAGTTATGGGAATAAAATTGAACAGAGGATACAGGGGAATAGCGCTGAACGCTGGCGGTTCAAGCTGTTGTGGCGCATCTTGTCGGAGCAAGACAAACAGACATTACAACAGTTCTTCCTTGCACGGAAAGGGGCGTTTGAGGCGTTTACGCTCAATCATCCGAACCCCTCCCAGGTGATCGGAACGAATTCCCAAAATTACACCTGCATCAAGACACATACTGCCGACTCAACCAATAAGCCGATTACCGGGGCAAGTTATACAACATATTGGACACAGAGCGGGAGTCGTGGGATTACGTGGGTGAGTGGCGATAAATACAAATATGAATTTCTGGTAAGATTTAAAGAGGATACCAGTAATTTTGAATACTTTGTGCATAGATTATGGCGATTCAACGAAATTGAGCTAATTGAGGTAAACGCCTGATGGGGATGACAAATCCGAACGCAACAACGATCCGCACCGGTAACGGTACTGCTACCGATTTTTACTTTGATTTCAAAATCGAGGTTACCTATTCAGGTGGCACGTACTTTCCAAAAAATTCATACGATGTCACGGTGTATGTCGACAATGTCAAAAAGGCATATATTACCGATTATGTCTTGGTGTTGGAATCAACGGGATATGGCCGTGTTTCGTTCACCGCAGCCCCTGCAAACAATTCAACAATAAAGATTGTACGTTGGAATTTTGCCTTTCTTACTCTCCCACTACCGCAAAACTCTAACCAAATGAATTCATTTCTGACGGTGATCACGTCCGGTATGTTCTGCTACAACAGGACGGAGATATTCTCAATTTACGACAAGTACAAAGATAAATGGCAGCCGGTTAATTCGCTTTCCTACAATCATCAATGGTTCAATGATTACTCGACAGATAAGAACCCAGCCAGCTCCACAGATTTCGAGAAGATGATCGAAGAGGCCGAAGCGGTGATCGGCAAAGAGAATATATCCGGCTTCAGTTTCCATGTCCCCTGGTACTGGAGACCATCCGATGACGCCTTTGTGCCGATGAATTCAATCATCAAGACCTTGTACGAAAGCCAATATTATCTCCATTTTTATAAAAAGGCGAAAGATGAAGGAGTTGTTTATTACGACAGCACCCCGATGTCCGGGGCGACTATTTCAGTCAGCGGAAACACGGCGACAGTCAATCTGACCAACCATGGCGCCATACACGGCATGGATGTTACTATTGCTGGCGTGACGAACGATAGTAGGTTTAATGGAACGCACACCATTTGGAGCGTAACGACAAATACGTTTAATTATACAGTACCTACAGGTTTACCATCTTCGGCAAGTGGGACGGTACAGGCGTCATTCAGAAGGTTGGTGAATGCGAGCGGCACGAAGTTATTAACTGCTGCTTATTCTCCCACCTGTGGCGGAACTGCTATCGGCAGCCTTGCTCAGATGCCGATGATCAATAATATTCCCATTTACGGCGGTACTCCTGACGATGCAGGATTGCAAGAGGCTCTGGCTTATGTTAAAACAACGAAAGGTTATAAATTTATCTTCTACGCATTCACCGAGGTGGCAGATATCACAAAGCCCTGGAGAGGTAATTTGTTACCCTCGGTAAGGACAATTCCCCAACTCCTTGACGACATTAAAACACAATGTACTTACTACGCACAAAAGCTTGCCGATTGGAATCTAAAGCCATACGCTTTTATAACATGCTCTGAAATGAAGGAGATTAACAGGCATAAGACCTATGTTGGAGGTGGGGCATATACCGATGATACAGGCGCCTTTAATTTTACTGCAATCGCAAAATGGAAGGAGATATATACTGCTGTCCAGGCCATATTTGTGGCAAAGGGCTGGGCGGACGTCTACGTTGGTTATGCCTGCGACTGGAGTGAACTAAACGGATTTACTGATGCACAGGGGTACTACTGGAGACAGCTCGACGAGCTTATGATGCACCAGAATGCCGTGTTTATCGATGCTTATTACCCGGTCACAGAGCAACACACCGAGGTATATCAAGATTACCTCGATGGCTGGACAGAAGGCAGGGATTGGGATTATTTCGTTACCAATTATAGCACTTGGAAGGCCGATACTACAGCTCCGTATAATGGCACGGCGGCAATAACAGTAGATGAATATCGTGTAAAGAATCTTAGCTGGTGGTGGAATAATACACATGACCACGTGGGAAAGGCTCCCACGTACACGAGAACGCAAACGCCCTGGACGGCACAGGCAAAGCCGATTCTTTTCACAGAGATGGGTTGCCCCTCTATCGACAGCGGGGCAACAGAGCCTAATCTGTTCTACGATCCACAGGCTGTGCAAGGTGGCATTTCTAAGGGTAGTACGCTTCTGCAAAAGGATATTGTTCAGTATTACTACCTCAAGGCGGCGGTAACAAAGATGAATGCCGGGACTCTGCCAGTAAAGGCGTATGCGATCTGGCAGCATGACAGCAGACCATATGAGACACTCTATTGTCTTGGCGCCTTCTTCTGGGGCGATTCATACCGGGTGCCCTATGTTCACTGGCTTAAGATATACACGGATTATTACACGCTCATGCTTAAGGCCGCTGGCATGACGCCATGGGTAGATGTATTTCAGCCACAACTAAACTTTACCGACCTGTACAAGATTCAGTTCGGCGACGGGACAATAAAGTATTTTACCAGCCACGACAAAGATATTACCTATCAAGGAACTACGTATACGGCAATTCCAATCAAGAAATCGGGTGTTGAATCCAACAGTGATCTTGCAATTGACAAAATATCAATCAGTGTTGGCCTCGTTGGAATAACGATAGGGGCGTCACAACTTACGATTCCACAGGTAATCGACAGGGGATGGCTGCGAAATGCCCATGTATGGATATACCTGGTTGATTGGAGTTCATTGCTGCAGCACACGGTTATGTTTGATGGATTTGTGTCAGGTGATATCAGTTATGACAGAGGGGTATTGACGTTTGATTGTAATTCGATTCTCGACAAACTAAACGAACCGTTCCCCAAGATTATTTATACGGAATTGTGTCCCCATAAACTCTACGACGTGAATTGCGGCGTGAATAAGGCGTCATACAAGGTTAGCGGTGCGGTTGTGTCCAGTGCAAACAGATATACGATTACTGCCTCCATGTTCAACTATTCCAGCCATGCACAAGGTTACTGGCTCAACGGCGAAATCAAGATAATTGAAGGGGATAATAACGGGATCACACGGACGATTAAATTACACAATGATGGCTCTATTGTCGTGAGGACCCCATTTCAGGCTGATGTCCTGGCAAACATAGATTTTGAAGTCTGGCCTGGTTGTGATCAGAGCGGGGCAACATGCCAGGAGAGGTTTAGTAATTATAACAATTTTCTTGGTTTTGAATATATTCCGAGGCCGGAAACGGTATTTGGATACTAATATAATGCCAGATGATAATACCATAATTGAAGAGGCAAGGTCTTGGGTGGGTGGCAGGTGGATACACGGCCAAGCGTTGAAAGGTGTTGGGGCTGATTGTGTGCAATTCGTTACTTCCGTGGCGAAGAATTTGGGTTGGATACCGGAGAGTTTTAGAACTATAAAATATTCACGTGACTGGGCGATGCATAACGACAAATCGATTCTAATAGAGGAGTTTTCGAAGGTCGCTGACCGGGTTGCTTTTGACGATATTAAAGTAGGAGACGTACTGATTTTCAATACCGGACGATGTGCGGGACATTCCGGCCTTTACATCGGCAATGGGATGATGATACATGCACACATACGACACGGGATTACCGAGGAAGAGGCAAGCAAATATCGGGACAAATTCGATTCTGCCTGGAGGATAAAACAACATGGGGATGGGTAGTGGCGGTGGCGGAATAGGATCGATTTTCGGCATGGTTGTCGGCGGTGTAGCCGGTTCGTTCTTCCCAGGCGCAGGTACGATGATTGGTATATCCATAGGTGGTATGCTTGGAGGGATGTTAGGCGGCATACTTTTTCCACCGGATGTAAAAAAACCAAAGGTGGAGCCATCGCGGCTTAATATGCCTACCTCACAATACGGCATTGCAATACCTGTTATCTACGGGACACGTTTAGTTACGGGTAATTGCATTTGGTATGGTAATTTCAAGACCATAAGGCACGAAACAGAAAGCGGTGATGGTGGCGGAGGCAAAGGCGGTGGAGGGGGCGGCGGCGGGACTGTTGCGTATACTTATTCGGCATCATTTGCCTTTGGATTATCAATCAATTCAATACGCATACTGAAAATTTGGAAAGGGAAGACAAAGATACCTATTACAAACGCTACATTTTATAACGGAAGCCAAAACGCCCCCGATCCGCATATCAGGCAGATTTTGTCGGCTAAGGGCAAGACACGGTTCCCCGTTTGGAAAAAGTTATGTTATGTGGTATTTAAAGATTTTGATCTTGGACCTAACCCAAGTGTACCGATATTTACTTTCGAAGTATCACATGCACCAGCCGGGGAGACGTCCGAACCACCAAGTGATATTGTGAAAGATATCTTGACCAATACTTTTTATGGCGCCGGATTGCCTGAGTCATATTTAAACCTGCCCACATTTTGCGCGGTACGAGAAGCATGTAATAAAGACGATATGTTGTTAGATATCAAGGCAGATACGCAAATCAGTATCCTCGATTTCATCGAGTACGTAACAAAACATCACAACGGCATGATCACATACAACGAAGGACAGATACTCTATCATCAACTGCATAAGGATATGCAACCTTCTAACGCAGTTGATGACGATGATTATGTACGTGACGGTTCAAAGCCCGCGCTTATCATATCATACAAGGGTGAGCGGGAGCTATACAACAAAGTAATAGTTGAATACACAAAGGCGAGCAAAAACTACGTGCCAGGGACGACCTTTGCGCGGGATAATCCTGATATCGCCATAACAGGTTTACGGGACACTACAATCAAGCTAGATGCCTTATCGACATACGCCAGGGCAAACAAGATGGCTCAACGCCTATTAAATCGATATATGAGCAATCCAAAATTACTAAAAGCACGGCTTGGGGTTAAGAGCCGTGATTATGTTAAACCAGGCCGACAAATCTACTTCTCCGATGCTCAAACAGGATTGCCTCAGACATTATTTACTATTGTTTCAACGCGGGAGGCAGACGATTACACCATTGACGTCGAGGCGCTCCAGGAGAACCCAGAAGATTACAATGTTACTGTCATTGGTGATGACAATACCGATCCACCGGAACAACCCGACTTAATTGCAGATGCTTCGCCGGTTATACGGCCCATGGCTATTGAAATACCTTCTCTTTACGCCAGCCAAAATAGTTATGTTGTGACCTATTCCGCTCCAAGCGAACAGCAATGGGCTGGAAGTACACTTTATAAATCGTATATTTCCAATTCTAATTATACGGCTCTCGACAAGACGGCGGCGGTAGGTGTTACCGGCATAGTTACGAGCGTTGGTATCGAGAACTACTCAGCCTATATGACAGTTACCCTGGATTCGGATTACATCCCGGAATCAGCGGTTGATTTCGATACCCTGATGATATCACCGAATAAAAATCTTTGCATCTTTAGGACGGCGTCCGGCGATAAATTCGTAAGGTTCGAGGATGCCGTTTTACAATCAGGCACCACATGGAAATTTTCAGGATTAATTTACGACACTCTGGGCGAGCCTCTCTACAACACTACAGGGGCGATTGCCACAAATGATAACTTTACCTTTTATTCCACCATGCCGTATTCGAAGAAGTTGGCAGATACAGAGTTGAATCGAATACTATACTTTAAACTTCCAAGTTATAATCTTGCTGGTGCCGAAAGAGACTTGAGCACGGCCACTGAAATCACTCTGGCTGTCAAGGGCCTGGATGATAAGCCCTTGCCGCCCTGGGGGGTCAAAGTAAATGGTATATCTATTACCAGTACAGGAGCAATAACGGTTGCCGATGCCGATATCCAATTTGAATGGCGGTCAAGGAATCGGAATAACTTAACGGTTGAAGGTCGGACTGATATACCCGGAGACGATGTAGATTTACAGTATTTCGAGATTGTTTTTGAAAACGGGGCAACATACCGGCGGTCGGTGCAGCAAACGACAAAGACGTATAATTACACCTGGGCGCAGCGCAGCAGCGACGGTACAACATCCCCATTTACAGCCAGAATCAGGCAGGTGGGGACAAAAGGTGTGAGCGATGATTACGTAGCTACAATAACATTTGTTTAAGGAGCGATAAATATGCCAGCAACAACTCATTATAACCTTGATAAACTCGTAGCAGGCGCAGTCGATTGGCTTGCGCTCTTCAATAGCAATGTTGATAAGAACGAAGCGGGAAGAACAATAAAGAAAACGGCTGGCGAAACGATTGCGGTACGTGATCCGTTTTATATTTCGTCTTCCGATGGGAAGGCATACAAGGCGGCTAACACAAATGTTTGTCATGGTGTTTGGCAGTCTGCATCAACGACAACCGATACGGAGGGTTTTGGACAGGTAGAAGGGATCATGACGTATGGTAGCTGGACGTGGACGCGAGGAAATTATATTTATGTTAGTTCAGGGAAGGCATTGACTCAAACTCCTCCTGCGTCGAATGCACAGCCAGTAGCCTTTGCGATCTCCGCAACGGAACTGTATATAATCGGATCGGCGTTGCGTATGAGGGATGACGGGAGTTACGTCCTTGCCTGCGCTGGGACGAACGCGGCGATAACCCTCACACCGAGCGGAACTGGTGGCGTTACGGTGACAAACAAATTAACTATTGACGGTGATGGCAAACAAGTGGTAACCGCAACGCTTGATAATGCTACCGGGGATGAGGTTGGGGTAAAAATTAATTACACCACAAACAAGGCAACCAGCGGCGCTGACACTGGTTTTGAGATCAATCAAACCGATACGGCCTCACCAGGAACGAGTAAGCTGCTGGACTTAAAGGTCGGTGGATCATCGAAAATTGGCGTGAGCAACACGGGAATCATAGAGCATTCCCCTTCGGATTTTGCCGGAACCCCGGTTGCGCCAACAGCAGCGGTTAAGGCGTTCCTGTACAATAAAACTGTTGCTGACGATAGTTATATAACATTGCCATCAGTTACCAATAGCGCCTATGGAATTTGTATTGTGGGCGACAATGAGGAGCGGACGCAGTTCTGGCTTAACAATGTTGTCGCTAATACTAACACCGACACGAAAGTATGCATCGGAACAGCGGCGCCACAAGAACCATTGCAGATCAAAAACAGGTTGGGTTCAGCAAAAACAATTAATGTGATGTTGTGGTATGATTAAGACTCCAGCATTGGACAATGTTTAATTTTCCGCAAAAATCGCCTTGGTTCATTTTTGATTCTTCACGTATTTGTTTAATACGCCGGCAAATTTTTAAATCTTTAACTTTGGATTTTTTAGGCATTTACGATTTGTTTTTTGATGTTTATGAAAAACATGTTGACTTTTTCTGAAAATACGATATATTTCCACAACATTGAAAACGACAAAGGCAAACCATGAGAAATCGTGGGGGTGACAGATAGTATACGACTTGTTACTTTTTGTTAATAATCATTAACAGTATTAACAAAGGAGTAATAATGTGTATATACCAAGCAGAAAAGCGGCAGAAGCGTTAGGTGTTCACGCAAATACCTTAAGAAAGTGGGCGA